TATCCGCAAGATGCAAATTGAGTCTGCTCAAATGTTATGTACAACATTTCATCATTATGGAATAGAAGCTCCATACAAGAAAGCTCATTATAACCATCCATCAACAAAATGGGTTCGTGAGTCAATGAATCATGTTAAATGGTTACTTGAACATGGTTTAGAGATATGTGATGAGTTTATTATTAGATATGGTAAGTCACATGCAACAGAAAAAGTTTTGCTTTGGGTAAAAGATAACTTATCTTTATTAGAAGGTAAAATTCCAAATAGTGAATTTATACCCCCACCACAATGTATGCCTGATGAATATAAAAAAGACGATACATTGAATGCATATAGAGAATTTTATATTAAAGACAAAATTAGAATTAAAAAATTAAATTATAACAAACTAAATAACACCCCAGAATGGATAAAAGAATCGTTATTGTAGGAGCAGGAGTAGCAGGGATAAACGCCGCTACTAAACTAGTAGACAATGGATATCCTGGTGAATTAATCACCATTATAGACAAAGGTAATGACCCAATAAATCGCTTACCTGAAGAGGTAATGACAGGAATGTTAGGTGCTGGTGGCTGGAGTGATGGTAAATTAACTTATCATACTTCAATTGGTGGTCAATTATCTAAGTATTGCGGTGAAGAAAAAGCAATGGAATTAATGAAGCAAGTAGTAGATAATTTTACTCGTTTTCACCCTAAACCAGAAGAAATATTCATGTCTGACCCACAGGAAGAACCTGAATTTATTAAGCCGTATTTTGGTTTAAGAATGTTTCCTGTATGGCATATTGGATCTAATTTCTTACATGAAATTGCTAAAACATGGTATCAATATTTGTTAGATAAAGGTGTTAATTTTAGCTGGAATGTTGAAGTGACAGAAATTGATTTTAAAAAGAATTGGGTATCATATAAAAATCTTACTAATACAAAAGAAAATATAGGACCATTTAACATTACATACACCTCAGGAGGATTATTATACGATGAATTAATATTCGCAGTAGGTAAATCAGGTATTGATTTTGCACAAAAATTAGCTGATGATTATAAATTACCTAATGAACCTAAATCAGTACAAATTGGTGTTCGATTTGAAGCACCACAAAAATACTTCCAAAAACTAATTGATGTGAGTTATGACTTTAAATTATATCAAAAGTTCGATAATGTATCTTTAAGATCATTTTGTACTAATAATAATGCTGCTTATGTAGCAGTAGAAGAAACATACGGTGATTTAAGTTATAATGGTCACGCTAAAAAAGGAGAAGAATTTAGAAATAATATGACTAATTTTGGTATATTAATGGAAATTAAGGGTATTGAAGATCCATTTGCGTGGTCAAGAGATGTAGTTAATAAATTACAAATAGATGGAAAAGGATTATATTATAGTCCATCTAGAACTGTAAGTAAAACATCTGAAGGTACAGATGTGACAGCACATCAAATTAAATTTTTAGATGGATTTAAAGGAGCAATGGGTGAATATGCTGATTATGTTTTAAACTTTATTGATGATATGAATAAAGTATTTGAATTTGGTGATGATTGGGGTATGTACATTCCTGAAGTAAAATACTTATCACCTGAACCATTAGTTAACTACAATGATTTGTCATTAACAATTTATCCAAATGTTCACTTTGTAGGAGATGCTTTAAGTGCTCGTGGCATTACAGTATCAGGTGCACACGGCATTTATGTAGCTGAAAGCTTACTTAACCCAAGTAAATAAATTATATTTAATTAAATAAAAATAACATGGCTAAAGACGCAGGAGTTAAAAAATTAAAATCACCCGATGGTAGAATCGTGTTTTATCTAGATGGTAAACTTCATAATTGGGAAGAACCAGCAGTAATATATCCTGATGGTAAAAAAGAATATTGGTTATTCGGTATTCAATATACAAAAGATGAATTTCTTGATCGTAAACGTGATTCAAATGGTGTACCACCAGCAAAGGATCCGAAATATGATACACGTCTCTAATTAATATTTATATCAAATACACAGTATGAAAATAGGATTATGTGGTACAATGTCAGTTGGTAAAACAACGTTAGTTAAAGCATTGGCTAAAACTGCTGAATTTAAAAATTATAAAACTGCTACTGAACGTAGTAAGTATTTACGTGACTTAGGTATTCCATTAAATACTGATTCGACTATTAATGGTCAGTTTGTATTTTTAGCTGAACGCTCTAGTGAACTATTACATGAAAATATATTAACAGATAGAACAATATGGGATGTATGTTCATTTACAATGTTAGCTAAATCTATTGGAACACATGACAAATCTCAGTTTGTGAATGCAGCAATGACATTAAGAGAACAATATGATATTGTATTCTATATTGAACCAGTTGGTGTAGAAATGGAAGATAATGGTGTAAGAGAAACAAATCTTGAATATAGAGCTGACATTAATCAAGAAATATTGCGTTTATTATCATTATTTCCACCTAAAAAATTAGTGATATTACATGGTTCAACTAAAGATCGTGTGAAAACTGTATTAGACGCTTTAAAATAAAATATTTATTAACATAACAACAACAAATCATGGCAGATTTCGATTACAAAAAGTTTATAACTGAAGCAAAACTTAACATTAAAGTTCCTGTAAAGGAAATGGCACGTATTGCTAAAGAAAAATACAAACTCAATACAAGTTTTCCACAAATTAAGGATAGAATTAAAAATCCAACTGGCTATAAGTTAGATCGTAAACAACAAGTAATTAACTACTTCATTAAGAAAGCAAGTGATGAAAATATTGATCCAATGGAAGTTGAATTACTAAAGAGCGACATTGAAAAAAATGCTGCTCCTGGTGTTAACTGGTCTTTTACTCCTGATATTCGTAATCAATTATTACAAGCAACTACTGCTAAATCTGCTTCAGCACCTGAAGAAGAAGAAGGTGGATTTTTTGGTGATTATGGTGATGCTGAGGATATGTTTATAGGTAAGTCAAAACTTAAAGGTAGAAAAGCAATGGATAAAGATGATGAAGAAGGTCCATCAGAGAAAGATTTAGCTAAACTTAAATTACCAAAATCAGCTCCTTTAAATTCTAAAGTAGGAGAATTCTTTAATAACCACTCAGCTTTAATTGATAAGATTATTAAGAAATATGCTACATCAACTATGAAAACAGGCCGTGTAGTTAAAGAAGCTGAAGACGGAGGAATGTCAAGTGCTGATTTTAAATCTGCTAACATTAAATCAAAAGAAGCAGCTAAAGAAGCACTACCAGAATTAATTCAACAACTTGTAGACGTACTTAAAGATTTGAAATCAGAAGATCAAGTAGCATATGTTAAAGTATTAAATGATCTTGACAAATATAAGTTCACACCTACAAATACTAAGAATGTTCTTAAACAACTTCTTAGAGCATTAGATGAACCAACAATGCCTACAATAGCAGGTAAAAAGAAGAAGAGTGATGATGATGAATTAAAAGCTTTAGGAATTGATGATGAACCTATTAATATTGATGACGAAGAAGAAATTTAAACTATGAAAAAATATATTTTACCTATTATTTTAATTTTAATTTTGTTATGGCTCGCATTTGATAAAGTATCAAATATTGGTTTAACAGAAGAATTTAAAACAAAACAAGACAGTTTAGTACATGCTGTTGATAGTATGCAATTAGAAATTGCTAAAGATGATGCGGAAATTGATTCTTTAGATATTGTAGCTGTTGAATTACAATACAAACTAGATCATCAAAAAGCTAAAGTTAAAACTATTGTTGAGTATATTGAAGTAGAAAAAAATAGTATTGATGCTTATTCTGATCCTGAATTAGTAACATCATTTAACAATCGTTACCCAGCAGATACAATTACTAATCCACTATTAGTAGCGCAACCAGTATTAGTTAGTGCCGCTAAGGATTTAGTAGAATTAGATGGTGCTAAACAAATTATTGTACTTAAAGATTCATCAATCACCACATTAGAAGAAAAAGTAACTGTTAAAGATAGTGTTATTGCTAAGTATGTTTCTAAAGAAAATACCTATAAGAACATGGTTGCTAATCAACAAACACAAATTAAAGATTGGAAATTTCAGTATAATACATTACAATTAGAAAATACAAAATTAAAAGCTAAAAATAAGTTTACTAAAATTGGTGCTGGCTTAATAGCTGGTGGATTAGTATATTTAATGTTAGTTAAATAACCCCCGCTATAGTCTCAGTATTATAGCTCTAGAGTCTAACCCCGTAAGGTTAGGCTCTTCTTATATATTTATATACAACAAGTTGTATGAGTGATCAACAGAATATTAAAGATATAATCAAACAGGAGTATATTAAATGTGCTACAGACCCTGTTTATTTCATGAAAAAGTATTATTGGATACAGCACCCACAACGTGGACGTATCCAATTTAATTTATACCCTTTCCAAGAAGGAGTATTACATCAGTTTAAAAAGAACAAGTATAGTATTGTAAATAAGTCAAGACAATTAGGTATTTCTACCTTATCATCAGCTTATTCATTATGGCTAATGTTATTTAACAAAGATAAAAACATACTTTGTATTGCGACTAAGCAAGAAACAGCTAAAAAC